GGGTTGCCCTTATCTTTTCATACCTATTGCTGATACTAATTTTCTTAACCACTTTCTTACGAAACGAATATCTTTTGGTGGTTTATTTATATTAGCTCTTATAATTAAATGATTATGTTTAACCATTTTTATACAAACCTTTTTGTATTTCTTCAGCTTTTTCTTCTGTCGTCTGTCCAGTAAGTTTTAATTTTATCTTTCCTTCAGGCTGTGTTTCCTGCTCTATTAATAAATTAAGATACTGTTGAGCTTTTTTTAAATCAGCTATTCGTTCTTCTTTAGTAGTATGTTTATATCTCCAACGACAAATATACTTAATAGCATTACCTTCAGCATACGGAATATTATTCTGCATAATAAAAGTAATGGGTTCTATTTTAAATCTAAAGTAATGAGGGGGGTTCTTTATTTTATCTGCCATAACTTGACCCTTCCCGTCTTCTTATTGTATTCTTTATGTCTAAGAATATGTGCAACTCTAGCTTGTTGTAGAGCCTCTTTCTTAGTAAAGCCTTTAGCCTTATAAGCTCCAACAACGATTTTCCATAGCTCTAAAAGGGGTACATTAGTGTATTGCTTAATCATTTTTTCAGCAGTTTTAACGCCCACATTTGGTAATCCTGAGTACCCATCGGTAGAATCACCTGCCATTGTTTGTATCATAAACCAATAATCAGCTAATCTTTGAGGTATGTGTTCAACTGTTTCCCCATCTCTACTAACTTTAGCAGGAATTTGTCTCATATCTTTATCAATAGAAACGATAATCCTATCTTCAGTAGGGTGTGGTTCAGTTGCCATTATACCCATAACATCGTCAGCTTCTAAATTTTTCCACATAACTCCATTATGTTTCTTCATAATGTATTCACGCAAAACATTTAAAACCATCGGCTTACGTCTGTCTTTACGATTATCTTTATAACTCGGAAGAATATCTTTACGAAAATTATTCTTATCAGTTAAAGCACAAACATAATCGTCAGCTTCAAAGTTAGAACCTAACTCATCTATCTGAGCATCTACTTCAGCCATACACGTCTTTTCATCACAGTGTAATGTCCAAAATCCATCACCCCAATGTGTACTTACTTCATTGGAAGTGGCTATCTTATATATTAATATGTCACCATCTATTAATAATACTTTATCTTTTTTTTTCATTTTTCCTTTCCTCATATTGTTTGATTTTGTAATTCTCCTTTTGGTACGATATGCCCTTTAGAAGTCCAGTTATCTCCACCTTTTTTAATAGGGTATTTCGTCATTAATTTTTTCAGTATTTTTGTAGAGATAAGAGTATAAGTTTGGTCTTTTAATCCACGCTTTTCTGTCCAAAAACAAAACGCCCAATAATCAGCAGTAGTAGTAAGTATACCCGAGTCTTTTCCTCTACTTTCTATCTCTACAAATACATTATTAGTCGTTTGACATAATCTATCAGTCTTTAATTCTATCTTTCCTTCTAAAATTGATTTAAGTTCTCCCTCATATTTTTCACCAAATGGTAAATCATTTACAAAACTACTCTTCACTTTAAAATCATAACCTTTATTTATATTTTTCATTAATGTGTTTCACTCCAATTATTTCCTATTTTATATTGTCCAGTTAAAGGCAATCTTAAATTGAAGTGTTTTCCAGTACGTTCAATAGATTCTACAGCTAACTTTCCTATTTTCTCTGCGTCTTCTTCAAGACATTCAACTTGTATTTCATCGTGTACCCAAACAACTTGTTGAACATCATTATATTTTTTAACAGCTTTGTTAAACTCAATTAACCACTGCTTACAAACTATAGCTCCTGCACTTTGTAAAAGAGAATTGAGTGCGGCGTGTACTGAACGAATTTTAATTTGTCTTTTATCAAGACCTATTAAATATCCTCTCTCAGCCGCTTGTTGTACTTGTGTTAATAACTTACTTAAAGCAGGAAGATTATTTAAAAATCTTTCTCGTATCTTCTTAGCTTCTTTCATTGTCTTACCAGTTACTAACGCAATCTTTTTTACACCACCACCATATAGGAAACAGTAGTAAAATCTTTTTGCTAGGTCTCTTGAATCTAAACCTGCTAATTCTTTTGTTTCAGTATGTATATCACCATTTAAAACTACTTTAGCATATTCACCTTCATCAAACTTAGACATAAAGTGTGCTAACAATCTAACTTCTAATCCTGATATATCTATACCAACTAATTTTTTTCTTTCAGGTACAGTAAATAAACTTCTACATTCTTTTCCATAAGGAACACCAACACTAGGTACTTGTCCTAAGTTTGGGTGTGAATGACTTGCACGAGCTGTTACTGTAGAATTAGTATTACAAGTTCCGTGTATTCTACCATTAGATTCATTCTTTAACCACGCTTGAGCTCCAGTTGCTAACTGTCCTATTCTTTTATCTAATAAAAAATGTTCACATAAAACTTTTGCTTCAGGATATGGAAGACTATCTAACACAGTTTCATCTAATTTAGGTTTACCATCATTAGTATATTCTTCAGGTTTCCATTTATGTCTTTCAATTAATCTTGCCGCTATATGGTGTCTTGAACTAGGATTAAAAGTAATTGTTTTTTCTTTATAAAAAGTTTCACCTTTAATATATCCTCTAGCTTTGTTATTAACTTTAGGTATAAATGGTGTACGTTCTAATTTAGGTGGAAACAATTTTTGTAAATCATCTTCTAGTTCTAAACGTCTAGCATTTAATTTAGAATATAATTTAACTGCTTCCTCTTTATCAAACATAAAACCATAACGCTCTTGTTTAAATATTAAAGTTGCTACTTCATGCTCTAAGTCCATCGCTTCTTGAGAGTAAGTTCTACGTTCTATAGTTTTATATAAAGTATCAGTTACTTCAACATCTTGAATACAATACTCTAACATCTCAGGACTGTATTCTTTCCAGTCAGTATCAAAGGCTTCCTTGTACTCGCCCACCCTATATCCCCACGCTTTCAAGCTATGTCGTCCTATACAATTAGTAGGGAAGCCTTTTCTTTGAAAATCTCGCTCCTTTACATCAGGGTAAAGTAAACGAGTAGCTACTATTGTATCAAAAACCTTTCCTTTAGGTTTAAAGTTATAAAACTTTTCTAGGACTGGAATATCAAATTTAATAATATTGTGTCCAATAATTAAATCTGCTTTTTCTAATTCTTCTACTGCTTTATCATTATCTAATTTTAAAATTTCATTAGTATCAATATTTTTTAATACTATACAATGTATTTTAGTGCATTGATTTAAAAAACCATCTGTCTCTACATCAAAACAATATTTCATTTTTTAAACTTACCTTTCATTAAATCTTCTATTTCTTTTTTATGTACTAAGTTATCAAACTGTCGGTCTTCATTAGCTCTAGCTAAATCTGCTTTTAACTTTTCATTTTCAGCATTAACTTCTTGACGTTTCTTTTTTTCATCACGCCACATATCTAATAATTTTTGATAGTCTAACATATTATATCCTTATCATTTTCTTTATTACACTACGAGGATAAATATTTCTATCCCCAAATTCTATGTCGTCTTTGTCTATATAATAACTTGCAAAAGAATAAACATAGTTATCTGTTTTATCAAATAACCAACACTCTGTATGTATGTTAGCACAAGTTAATTTTTTAAACTCACTTGAAGTAGCGAGAGTTGAATCACCAACAATATCTTCCCATATAATTTTATATTTATAATATCTTTTGTTACCAACAATAAGGGGTTCACTTATTTTCTTTTTCATCATTATTTTTTCCAACCACCAAAAAATGTATCATACAACATTATCAAAGGAAAGAATATCAACCACAGCATAACTGTAACACAAGCTAATACGCCTTCTATTGTAACTTTGCTATCTTTTTCTTTTTTATCTTTTTTATCTTTTTTCATTTAAAATATAATATCCATAAGTAAATAAAGTGTAATAAAAATAAACATCATCATCAACATTTTATCTTCAGGAAAATTTCTCATTGTAATGTATGTAATCTAACTTCCACTCTCC